ATTCAACCATTCATCGATAATTGTTACGCTGAATTAGCAGAGTATATGAACGCTTATCAACAGAAGATGAAGATGAAGCGTGAAACTATTGCTAATAAAGGTATTTGGAAAGCTAAGAAGATGTATATCCTCAACGCATGGAACGTTGAAGGTGTACAGTATAGTGAGCCAAAGTTAAAGATTCAGGGAATCGAAGCAGTTCGTTCTTCTACTCCACATGCTTGTCGTGAGAACATCAAGAAAGCATTAAAGATTATTATGAACGGGACTGAGGATGAACTCAAGAAGTTTATAACTACATTCAAACAAGAGTTCTTGGATCTGCCGCTAGAGGATATTGCATTTCCTCGTAGCGTTAAGAATATGGGAAAGTATACAGATAAAGCGTCTATATACAAGAAGGGAACGCCTATTCATGTTAAAGGCGCTTTAATCTTTAATAATATGCTAAAGTTTCATGATGTTAAGGAAATCCAACCTATCATGGATGGTGATAAGATTAAGTTCGCATATCTTATCGAACCAAATCCTATTCAGGAAACGGTTATCGCAATCCATGACGTTCTTCCTAAACAGTTTAACCTAGAAAAGTATATCGACAGAGAGCAACAGTTTGAGAAATCATTCATGGACCCTCTGAAAGCTATTACTTCAATTATAGGTTGGCAAACTGAGAATATTTCAACGCTAGAAAGTTTTTTCACATAGGAGAATTAAATGTCTGATACGCCAGAAGATGATTTCAATATAGATTTTGATTTTGGTTTTACATCGGAAGATGAACTAAAGTCGGGAGAACTAGAGTTACAAGATCAGCTAGGATCTGTTCAGGTCAAGCTAGATGGTCTACGTAAAATGATTATGCCTCTATTACTACAGCTAAAGAAGAATCCTGATAAGGATATTATTAAATGGGCTGGTGCTGATAGAACTAAACAGATCGATGCTTTCATTAAGAAGATGGATGCTTACATTAAGAGCTAAGTGGAGAAGTATATGTCGTTAAAGGATAAGTTGATTAAAAACTCAACGATTGATTATACGTCAACGTTGACTGATTCGAAGATTTACACGAAGAAGGATATGATTCCTACTACCGTTCCTATGATTAATGTAGCGTTATCAGGAACAATCGATGGTGGTATTACTCCCGGTCTAACTATGTTGGCTGGTCCATCAAAGCACTTTAAGACAGGATTTGCTTTACTATTAGCATCTGCCTATCTTAAGAAGTATCCAGATGGTGTAATTCTATTCTATGATTCGGAGTTTGGTACACCACAGAGTTATTTTACGAAGTTCAAGATCCCTCTTGATTCAGTTGTTCATACGCCTATCACAGACGTTGAAGAACTTAAGTTTGATCTGATGAAGCAACTAAAAGAGATAACTCGTGATGAAAACGTCCTGATTATAGTTGACTCTATCGGCAATTTAGCGTCTAAGAAAGAGGTTGAAGATGCTCTAAACGAGAAGTCAGTTGCTGATATGTCTCGTGCTAAGCAGCTTAAATCGCTATTCAGAATGATTACCCCACATCTGACGTTAAAGGATATTCCCCTTGTGGCAGTCAATCATACTTACAAAGAAATTGGTATGTTCCCTAAAGATATTGTTGGTGGCGGGACTGGCGCTTACTACGGTGCGGATAACATTTGGATTCTAGGACGGCAGCAGGAAAAAGATGGCACTGAGATTCAAGGCTACCATTTTGTCATTAATGTTGAGAAATCCCGTTACGTTCGTGAAAAATCTAAGATACCGATTACCGTTAGTTATGAGGGTGGTATTAATCGTTGGAGCGGTCTGCTCGATATTGCCCTCGAAGGTGGTTATGTGGCTAAGCCGAAAGTTGGGTGGTACGCCAAAGTGGATAGAACAACTGGGGAAGTGGATGGAAAGAACTTCAGAGCGGGTGATATCGTGGACTCTAAAGAATTTTGGATGAGTATTTTCAAGGAAACAGATTTTGCTTCCTATATTAAACGTAGATACTCACTTGACACTGAAGGCTCTTTGGTTTACGACGAAGAAGACAATACGGAGGTTTGATGAACATTGAGAGAGTTATACTTTCTAATTTATTATTCAACGATAAATACAACAGAAAGGTTATACCTTTTATCAAGAACGATTACTTTCAGGATTATTCAGAACGTGTAGTTTTTGATATTATTGATGACTATGTAAAAAAGTATAACTCTTTCCCTTCTATAGAAGCGTTAGCAATAGACCTGTCTAATAAAGAAGGACTAAACGATCAGACTTTTAAGGATAGCAAGGAAGTTATTGCTGGTCTTGAAGCTGATTCTAACACTCAACTAGATTGGCTCTTGGATCAGACAGAGAAGTTCTGTCAGGATAAAGCACTTTATCTTGCGATCATGAAGTCAATCAAAATAATGGATGAAAAAGATGGATCAATCTCCAAAGGAAATATACCGACAATCCTCACTGACGCTCTTGGTGTCTCTTTTGATACCCACATTGGTCATGATTTTCTGGTTGACAGTGATGAGAGATACGAGTTCTACCATCGTAAAGAGAAAAGAGTTCCTTTCGATCTTGACTACTTCAACACAATTACAAATGGTGGATTACCGAACAAAACGCTCAACGTTGCCTTGGCAGGGACAGGCGTTGGTAAATCCCTATTCATGTGCCACTGCGCAGCAGCAAATATCTCAAGAGGGCTTAACGTACTGTATATCACGCTAGAAATGGCGGAGGAAAGGATAGCAGAACGTATTGACTCTAACTTGTTAGATATTACTGTTGATCAGTTAGAATCTATTCCTAAACAAACTTATGATACTAAGATTAATAAGTTAAAGGAAAAGATTACTGGTAAGCTGATTATTAAAGAATATCCAACAGCTTGCGCTGGTTCTGCTAACTTTCGTCATCTTCTTAATGAACTAAGAATTAAGAAGAACTTTGAACCTGATATTATCTATATTGATTATTTGAACATCTGCCTATCTTCGAGGATTAAAAATGGAGCCAACGTCAATTCTTATACCCTTGTCAAAGCAATCGCAGAAGAGCTTCGAGGGTTGGCAGTTGAGTACAACGTCCCTATCGTCACTGCAACTCAAACAACTCGAAGCGGATATTCGAACAGCGACGTGGGACTGGAGGATACATCGGAATCCTTTGGACTCCCAGCCACAGCTGATTTTATGTTTGCACTCATCAGTTCCGAAGAACTTGAAAGTCTCGGTCAGATCATGGTTAAACAGCTCAAGAACCGTTACTCTGATCCTGGGTCTAATCGCAGGTTCGTCCTTGGGGTGGATCGCAGCAAGATGCGATTATACGACGTTGAGCAATCAGCTCAAGATGGTATTACAGATGATCGTCCAGTAATGGACAAAGGTAAGTTTATGGAAGAAGAAACAGAGCGGCGCAAACCTAAACCTAAGTTTGAAGGATTCAAGTAACTATGCCTGAATGGGCTAGAGTAATCGTTCCTGCTATATTATTTGCTAGTTTATTCCGGGTTATCCTTGCGCACTTCGTTCCGTTATTTGTGCAATGAAATTAAACCCACTAGGTTGGGCAGCTTTTAAAGCAGCAGTAATCGCAAACGCACTATATGTATTTCTTAAAACTCTAATGCAATATTTGGGGAACCCATAATTATATAAATAGATGTGTCCTTCACGAGTTGGCGCTCTAAGGACTCTATGCTCTAACGGGAGACACAGCTATGCGTATTTATCGTCGTATTTACGAACAATATTATGGTCCTATTCCTAAAGATGAGGACGGTAGAACTTATGATATTCACCATATTGATGGAAATGATAAAAACAACGACCCTTCAAATTTAATTGCTCTTTCTATTCAAGAACATTACAATATACATCATTCTCAAGGAGATTGGGGTGCTTGTTGGTTGCTGTCTAGAAAGATGAAAATGTCTTCAGAACAATTATCAGAACTATCTAAAAAAGTTCAAGCCGATAGGATAAAGTCTGGTAAGCATCATTTCATAGGAAACAGTAATCCTATGAAAATAGCATCTAAAAATGGAAAACATCATTTTTCTGGAGAAAGAGGCTCTGAACATAACAGAAAAATGATAGAAAATGGATTACATCCTTTAATTGGCGGGAATGTGCAAAGAAACGCTCATTTAAAATTAATAAAAGAAGGCAATCATCATACTCAAAAAATACATAAATGTCCTCACTGCGGAAAGGTTGGAAAAAGCAATAGTATGTATAGATATCATTTTGATAAATGTAAAGAGAGGAAACAAAGTTGATCGTATGTTCTTGTAACGAAATAACCACTGAAAAAATTAGGGATGCTATTCAATTTGTTCATGAACCAAACGAAAGACTGGTTTTGAATATGATGAATTGGCAACCAGATTGTGCTGTGTGTAGTAAGGTGTTGGTTGAAGAGATCCGTAGAGTTATGAAGGAGGTTATGGATGGCGCTTGATTATAAAGTCGTAAAGGTCGGTGAGGCTTATTGCGTTGAAGAAAAGGCAACAGGGTATCACATCAATACCTTTAAAAAACAAGAAGATGCTAAAAAATATATGAAATTTCTTAATTTAGGCGGTGGTTTTGCAGGATTCACGCCTTCCTTTATACTAAATAAGAGTAGCAAAAATATGTAGTCCACAGTAGTGGAAGCGGCACGAGCCTAATAAAGAAAGGGCCACGGAATAGTCGGGAGTAAATGGTGGGGTTCCACCCGACCGTATTTTTGTTAGAAATTCATCGGGGCAAGTCGAAAGGCTTGCCCTTTTTCTTTTCCTAAATAATACAAATTGTAGAGTTTCAGAGGATCAATATGCTTTCTTTTAAAGATTTTTTCAAAGAAGAAACAATTTCCGGTGATGTAAGAGGTCTTGGTTATGTTACAGGAGATCCTTCTGCCCCAGTTGATGGTGTAAGTCAATATGTCACGACCAATCAACTTGCTTCCGATAAAGTCAATGGCGCTATGTTAAAGGTGATGAAAGATTTCCATCATCATGATAGAGACGATATTGGCATCAAAGCTCACAATCCTACTGATATGAACAATAAGAAAACCAAAGGTAAGAAATAATGGCACAGTTTCGTAAAGATACGCATCAATACTTACCAGATGGTAAAACTATTTTCGAAGTTGTTATGCTTGCCGATCAGTTTGGTAATCAAGTTGGACCAGCAAATCCTACAGGAACAGCCGTTGATGCTTTTGGTAGAGCCAGAGTTTCAAGTCCACTAACTCTTTTTGATTCCTCTCATCGTTACCGTGATAACAATCTATGGTCCACTTCTAATACCGCTGGTGGAACTTATGCCTTTTCTACTAATGAAGGTCTTGTTAATCTAAACGTATCTACGGCAACAAACGCAGAAGTTGTTCGTGAAACAACTAAAGTATTTTCTTATCAGCCTGGTAAATCCCTTCAGATTATGAACACTTTTGCTTTTAATACAGCAAAAACTAATTTAAGACAACGTGTTGGATACTACGGCGCCAAAAATGGTTTTTATTTAGAATTAGATGGCACAACTCTTTCTTTTGTTGAAAGAACTTTTGTCTCTGGTGGTTTGCAAGAAACAAGAGTTTCTCAGGCAAATTGGAATATTGACAAATTAGACGGCGCTGGTGCTTCTCTTCTAACATTAGATATCACAAAAGCTCAAATTCTATGGATGGATATTGAATGGCTTGGTGTTGGTTGCGTTAGACTTGGGTTTGTTATTGATGGTAAATTTATTCATTGTCATACATTCTATCATTCAAATTTGGTAACAACAACTTATATTACAACAGCTTCATTACCATGCCGTTATGAAATTAAAAATACTGGAACTACTTCTGGTTCAAGCATCTTAAAACAAATTTGCACCTCTGTTATTTCAGAAGGCGGTTATGAACTAAGAGGATTACAACAAGCCATTGGAACAGCTATTGGCGCTCCTAGAGATTTAACAACAGTTAATACATATTATCCAGTTGTCTCAATTAGATTGAAGGCTTCTCCTGATAGACTTGATGCTATTGTTATTCTTACTGCTTTATCGATACTAGGAAT